CGCCAACCTCGCCAACACGATGGGCGGCAAGCTCATCGCCCTTGAGCCCGGGGAGGACATGACGTCCTTCCAGAGCAACCGCCCCAACGCCACCTTCACCGGCTTCCTCGCGGCGCTGGAACGCGACATCTCCCAAGGCGTGCTGCCTTACGAATTCGTCGGCGACTCCTCCAAGCTCGGCGGCGCCACCGTTCGCCTCATCACCGCCAAGGCTGGCCGCGTCTTCTCGAAGTATCAGACCATCATGATCGAGAACTTCTGCGTCCCGACGTGGGGTTACATCATCGGCCAAGGCATCGCCGCCGGCGAACTGCCTGACGACCCGGACTGGAACCGCGTCTCTTGGACCACCCCGAAGTCCGTCACCGTCGACGCCGGCCGCGAAGCCGCGAACGACCGGGCTGACGTTGAGATGGGCCTGCTGTCCATGTCTGAGCTCTACGCCCAGCGCGGCCTAGACTTCCGCACCGAGATGGACAAGCGGGCTTCCGACATGGTGCACATCAAGGACTTGGCCGCCAAGTACGGCATCCCGTTTGAACTGCTGTTCCGTCCGTCCAACACCCCGGTCGGCACGATCAGCGGCGACGTCGAGGAAGGCCCCGAGTCTTCCGAGATGGAGGACGAACCCGCTGACCAGGAAGAGCCCGAATCCGAAGACCAACCTAACTCCTAACTTTATGCGTTTCCTCACTAACGGACTGTCGGGCCGCGAGCCCCTCCTTATCGACCCGACCAAGGCCAAGGACCACGCTGTCCTCGCCGAGAAGTTCGGCTTCACTGATATGCTCGCGCAGCTCTTCGGCGTGGCCCCTAAGCCCTACGTCGTCGACGGCATCGGCATCATCCCGGTTGTCGGCGTGATCGGCAAGGGCCTGTCCCCGCTCGAGAAAATGATGGGCGCCGTGGACGTGAACGAAATCTCCGAGGCTCTGGACGCGTTCGCCGCCAGCCCCGATGTCGAGAAGGTCGCCCTGCAAATCTCTTCCCCTGGCGGCACGGTCACCGGCGTCGAAGAGCTCGCCAACAAGGTCCGCAACTTCGGCAAGCCTACCCTCGCTTACACCGACTCAGAAATGGCGTCCGCCGCCTATTGGATTGGCTCCGCTGCCGACCGCGTCGTCGCCAGCCCCTCCAGCACCGTCGGCTCCATCGGAGTCTACATGGCCATTCCTGATTACTCCGAAGCCGCCAAGATGGCCGGCATCAAGATGGTCGTCATCAAGTCCGGCAAGTTCAAGGGCGCTGGCATCGAAGGCACGTCCCTCGACGAAGGCCAGCTCGGCAACCTCCAAGAGGGCGTCGACACGATCCACGCCGAGTTCAAGGAAGCCGTGAACATGAAGCGCAAGATGGTGAAGGCCGAGGCCATGGAAGGCCAGGTCTTCTCCGGCAAGCAGGCCGCCGCCCAGGGCTTGGTGACGGGCTTGGCTGACTCTTTCAACGACGCCCTGCGTTCGTTCTAATTCCATAAACAGCATATTCAAGATGACCATCGAAGAGCAACTCCTCGCCGCCACCGCCGCTGTCTCTGGCCTTACCGCCGAACGCGACGACCTCCGCTCCACTGTCGAGAAGATGACGGTCGGCGTCTCTGCCGAACTCGAAAGCCTCAAGGTCGAAGCCGCGTCCAAGGACGCCAAGCTCGCCGAACTGACCGCCGCCCTCGAAGTGGCCGTCAAGGAGTCCGAGTCCTTCAAGGCCCTCGTCGCCGAGCACGAAGCCAGCAAGGTCAGCGCCTCCAAGGAAGCCGCCAAGATCGTGGCCTCTGTCGGCGTGTCCCCGGTCGAACTCAGCCCCGCGGATGGCAAGCCCACCGCCGAAGCCGTCGACCACCTCGCCACCTTCATGTCCCTGCCGGTCGGCAGCAAAGAGCGTAACGAGTACTTCGCCGCTCACCGCAACGCCATCATCAAGGCCTGCATCTAATTTTCCCTCAACCCTCACCCAATCATAACACATCATGGCTAACTCCATCGTCGCCGCTCCCAGCATCCTCGCTGAAAGCGTCATCGCTTCCCTCAAGGGCAAGCTCCCGGCCCTCCGCGCCTTCTCGTCCGTCTTCACCGCTGCCGAATCCGGCGCCGGCAAGACGGTCCAGGTTCCGCTGATCGGCACCTCCACCGCCACCGAGTTCTCGACCGGCGGCTACCTCACCCAGGACGACGCGACGATCACCGCCGCCAACGTCACCCTCAAGCACTTCAAGGTGTCGAGCCGCTTCTCGCCCCTCGACGTCAAGATGTATGGCGCCCAGTTCCTCTCGAACGCCTTCGTCCCGACCGCCGCCAACGCCCTCGCTGAAAAGTGCCTGGCTGAAATCGGCGCGCTTATCACCGTCGCGAACTTCGCTTCTGGCACGAACACCGGCGCTGGCCTGACCTACGCTGAAGTCGTCGCCTCCAAGGGCGTGCTCGACGCCGCCAAGGCCGCTGAACCCCGCGCGTTCATCCTGAACCCGACCTACGCTAACGGCCTTCTCGCCGACGCTACCATCATCGGTAACTCCGTCCTCGGTGCTGGCATCCTGACCTCCGGCCAGATCGGCACCCTCGCTGGCGCCTCGGTCTACCAGTGGAACAGCCTCCCTGCCAACGCGGAAAGCCTCGCTGGCTTCTCGTGCGGCGCTGACGCCATCGCCGTCGCCTCGGCCCTCCCGATGTCCGAGATCCCGGGCTTCGAAGTCGCCAACGCTGTCGACGCCGACACCGGCCTCGGCGTCCAGGTCCTCATGGGCCAGGAGCAGAGCGGTTACTACAACGTCACCGCCACGCTGCTCTTCGGTGCCGCTGTCGGTCGCGCGACCTCGCTCAACCGCCTCACCACGGCCTAATCAGCCGCCGCAAGGCAAACAAACGAGGCTCCCAGCAATGGGGGCCTTTTTTGTGCCCCCTACCAATCCGGGCAAGTATAGGATGAGCCTCTACGGAACCGAGTTTCTCAACGACGCCAAAGAGATGGTGGCGGACTTCGGCGTGGCCGGGTCGGCCAACTCTGGTGCCATCACCTTCTCCTGCCTCATCTCCGACCCCGCCGTCTCGACCGTGCTCGAAGCAGGGGGGTATATGGAGCGGACCCAGTATACGGTCAGGCTCCCCGCTGTAACGGCCTCCTGGAGCCAGCCAGACGGGTCTATGGGGGCATCGGCGGCCCTACTGTCTGCAGGGGTGCCCATCGCCAGCCTTGCCCAGGGGAAGAAGATCGTGGCCGGCGGGAAGACCGTCCGCATCACGACCCAGACCTACAAGCCCGGGTCGGCATGGATCACGCTCGTCGTCATCGACGATAACCAGTAACCCCTGTGGTCAAAGTCGCCATCGAGCCCAAGTCCTACGCGGACTTCATGGCGGCCATCCAGAAGTACGCAGCAAGGTCTAGGCAGACCTTGAAAGATGCAGCAATTGAGCAGGCTTCTTTTGCCTGCGTGGATTTGGCAAGTTTTACCCCTCCATTGACAAAGGGAGGAGGCAACGGTCTATCCACAGCTGCCAAGAAGGCAGGAGAGCAGGCCGTCGACCGAGACGTTGGGAAGGTGGTCGTCCCGATGACGGGAGGCACCAAGGACACTCAGCGAGCTCGCGTTGTGAAGCGCCTCGGCTCGCTCGCCCTCAGCGATAACTCCGCCCTGTTCTGGAAGGTCGCCGCGAAGAACTCGCCCATCCTGAATGGCAACGGCTTCCTAGCCCGTATGCTGTCCGACCGCTACAATGGCTTCGGCACGCCCTGGGGCTTCAAGAAGCTGCGGAACTACTTCAACAAGATCGGCAACAAGGTCGCCAACGAGTCGCTTAATCAGGCTAGCCTTCAGTCCATTCCAGAAATCCACGGCGTATTCAAGCCCATCTATCAGCGCGAAGGTGGCCGACTTTGGAAGTCAGGACGCAACGTCAGCGGTGTTCCAAAGATGAGCCGATTCGTAGCCGAAGAGAAAGACCAGCTGAACCGCTACGTCATGCAGCGCCAGAAGACGGTCGGGGCTATCAAGTCCGGCTGGGCCATGGCCCTTCGCGGACTTCCGAAGCCTACAATTAATGGGGTTCCAAAAAACCTAGGCTCAAAGCTTCTAAATGCTTCTTGGATTACTAAGCATAAAAGCGTCCAGGGAAAAGCGACAGTCACTGGTGATGACAAATCCGTTGAAATCATTTTAATGAACGCCGACGGCAACGTGAACGGCATCGCCGACCAGGCTAACGTCCTAAATCTGGTATATGGCAACCGAGTTAAGCAGATGCCTAAGCGCGTCCTTAAATTGCTAGAACTAGACATTAACAACTTTAACAAACAATAACCATGGGCACGAAATCTATCAGGCATATCTGCGAATCTACTATCGCTTCCTATCTATCCACCCAGACCGGGCTGACCTCCGTCCAATTCCTGACGGGCGACAGTGCCGTGACCCAGACCTTGCCCAAGGCGGTCGTCCTATGCGACGCGGCCCGGGCTCCTGCCGACCTACCCGAAGGCGAAGGCAACTACTCCTGCTCGGTCCGTATCACCCTATTTTCCAACGCCGACGACACGACCCTCGCCGATCACCGCGCCCGCTGCGCCGCCCTGTCCGGCAATATGCGCGACCTGACCAGCATCAAGGCAGCCTTCGTCACCTCGACCGACGCGGCCTGTTACGACGTCACGATGCAGTCCGAGGACGAGGGCATCGACGAGCGCTCCTGGGCCACTTCCTTCTCGTTCGACGTGCTGGTGGTCCTGCCCGCCTAAGCCAATTCCAAAGCCCGCAATTACAAATGGCCGCCATCTCAAACGGAACCACCTGCATCTACGGAGTCGCGGGTACTGTCTCTAACCTCTTCGTCCAGAGCTACAGCCTCTCGTCCTCGTTCAACTCCGAGGCCATGGTCGTCGACGAGACGGGCA